TTATATCAAATTTATATTTTACATTATAATAATTATCTGTTATAAAAATTTCAGTATGTTTTGCGTGAAAACTCATAGGATTGTCAGGATAATATTTTGTTGAAACACCAACATCTTCCATTATTGATTTAAAAAGTTCAATGTTTCCAACAGGTACAGGTTTAATATTTAATTTGCAAACAATTTCAGAAATTTCACAACGCAAATCTTTAATGATATCAAATTCTTTCATTGTTTTTTCTTCGTTTGCTAAAACATTAACAGGAACATATATTGCATTTTGATCCGTTTGTTTTAATGATACTCCAATAACAATTGATTTTCTATAATACCCTCTTAATAAAGAATTTAATTCTTGAATTTTCTCATCTTTTTCTCTAATGTTATTAGGAAGTCTATTACCATATTTAATTGTTTCTTCCAATTTTTTTTCTAAATCGGGTTCTTTTTTCGTATCAACTATCCACAAATCAGCAGGATTCCAAGTATTGATATTTCCAGATCCTCCTGCTTTCCTAAACATTTTATCAACAAATTCCATAAAGTTTTCTCCTCGATCAAACCGAGCCTCTTTAAATTGTGGAGCTGAATATTTGTCCAATAGTGCTTTTTGTTGGCCAAAATAGGACAGTAACCATTTATCTGGAATAGGATCACTATCTTTTTTTATGTTAAATGTTGGATCAAAGATTTTTTGTAATTCGGAATATTTTTTATCCAATTTAACATTCATCCAATCAGGCCATTTTAACTTTTTTTTTGGATTGGAATTCTCATAGGCCGATATAACTTCACCTTGTTCTTTTTTACTAATGAATTGATTGGTGGGCATTAATTTGGTATAATTTACGTTGTCCTTCAATGCTCTCTGAAAGATCCATTTTGAACCATTTTCTTGATTATCTGTTTTAGCCATTTTATCTTATAATTTGAATGTCTTTACCTGAAGTCCAGATTTCAAGTTCTGTCCTCAATCTACCCTCAGTCTTGAGAGTTTCGTATCTATTTATAGCTTTATTCCGCCACCATTCAACAATGTTTTTTAACTCATGCTTTTCATAATTAGGACCAGGAATTAAAGTATCAGTTTTACAATTCATGTAATCAACTGAATTATTATACCCAAAATCGGATGTATAATATCTTTTCTTCTCTGTCAACTTTTTAGCGTTCTCAATCGTTAAAGAGAATGCATCCCCTTCAGAAGTTCCTTTTAAAGCTGCTTTAGTGAGAGCTATAATCTTGGTAAAGGTTCTTAGCTTTCTACTGGTGCTCGATGTATCGCCTGCCAATAAATCTCCAGTAATATTCTCCACATAGTTCTTCAAATCATGGTATCGCTCACCGTGCATCATTGGAACAATATCAGATTCAGTTAATCCTTGAAAACGAATATAGGGTTTCATACCATCATATTGTGATACCGTTTTAGTCGATCCATATAAACTGGTAGTTTCAAATAGGCAAACATTCATGCCATATTTCTTATTGCAAATTTCTCTTACAGTATGACTAACGCAAATGGCAGAGAGAAGTTTACCACCAAGATAGTTAAATCCAAATGGCTGTGCTGGTACAATTACAAATCCCATAACACAAGCAGTATTGAATCTTTTAGCAGTATCTTCCTGTTGAATCCAGACCTGTCCTAAGAGTTCATTACGAGGTTTCATATAGATGACTGGTGATCCTAACCGAATGAATCCTAGAATCTTTCCTGAGTTCTTCTCTTTGACTGCCAATTGTATATTTTTGCCAACTGGTGCTTTGTTGATGTGAGAACTGGTAATGGAAAGTAATGTTTCAAATTGGCTTCCTGGTATTTCACACACCTCAATATTCATGTCTTTTGGGTGCATGGAGAAATCCGAGAACAAATCATCTTCTGGTGGAAATAATGATGATGGTAAGTTTTCAAGATTTTTCAACTTCTCATCACGCATGTATTCTTCGGTACTTCCCATATTACTAAAATAATCGTGAAATACTTTTGCCACATAGAGAGCATCCGCTCTTTCTAATTTCATACTTTAAAGCCTTCAAACTTCTTACTGTGTTGTATTTTATTGTGAGTGCCAATATGGCCGGCATCAGCAATACCTTGTTGTGCTGATTGTTCAACATCAAATAGTTTCATCTTGGCTCTATCAACACCAATTGTAAATCGTTTGTAATATGTTGGATCATTATAACGATTCTTCAATTGTTTGACCATCATCTGTCCCATTTCTTCCAATTCTTCAGAAGAAATCAAAGCAAACATCAAGTCTGCGGTGGCGGGAAGTCCAAACGATTCACTCGTATCTTCAAGTCCTGGATCACTCGATGTAAATCCTGATCTGGTAGTCTGTGTCGCAGATACAATAGGAACGTTATACTCAACAGCAAGACCCCGAAGCTCCTCTGCAATTGATTTAACATAGGTGTACGAATTAATATTCGCACCAGCCTTAATACGAGAACTGCAACAGATATTAAGGTAATCAATAAAAATAATATCAGGTACGAAAGACCTTTTGAGATTAAGTTCATTCAATAAAGTCCTAAAGTGAGTAGTAGACGCTGAAGCGGTTGGATACTCTTTAATAATGAGTTTGCCAGTACACTTCTCACGAACACGATTGACCTTTTTATCATACATATCCTTTGGTAAGTCTATTAAATCATCAAGTGTTACATTCAAAAGATTTGCATCAATACGTTCAGCAATCTTTTCTTCAGCCATTTCAAGTGTAATATACAACACATTTTTACCTTGAACCATTGCTCCTGCTGCCACATGGCACATAAACAAAGATTTACCAACGCCAGTCCCAGCAAGAGCAATATTGAGAGTTTTAGCTGGCAGACCACCTTTTGTAATCTTGTTGAAGCAGTCCAAGTCAAAAGGAATTCGTTCCTCTTTTCTATGATAAAATTCAAATCGATCATCTGAGTTTTCTAAGTAATCATGTCCTACGGTTGTATCGAAAGAGATGGCCAAAGCGTCCGATAATATCTTGGGAATCGCACCTTTGTCGTGGCTTTTGTCCTTACCATCGAGAATTGAAATAGACCCCAATACAGCATTGTATATGGCTTTCTCTTGGCAAAACTTTTCGGTCTTATCAATAAGCCATTGAATCTCGGCTTCTGTTTTGCTATTTGCTTCAATCTCTTTGATATAATCTTCACACTTCTGAACTTCGTCATCCGAGAGATTGTTCTTTTCTTTGACGGCAATACTAAGTGCTTCAACCGTTGGCGGGTTATTATAAGTTTCCGTGAATGATGTAATTTCATTGAATATTGTCCTCTCGGTTCTGTCCGAGAAATAATCACTTTTAATAAATGGTAATACTTTTCTTAAATAGTCCTCGTTATAGACCAGATTCTTGAGAATCGCTTGTTCCAGTTTCATCAATTAATTCCTGCTCAATGTTAGCCGACATAAGTTCGACAAGTAAATCACCAATATAATTCTTAAACGTTTCATCTTTTTCCAACTTCTTTGGTTTGTTCACGGTGGATTCTAACACATCGTAACCAAAAAGTAAATACATCTGTTCATCTTTTTCTTCAAACTTTACCTTACCGAACTTAAATATGGTATCTTTATAAGGTCCATCCAAAAATTTAATATTAACACCTTGTGAATCCTCTTTTGGGTAGATAAAACAATAATCAATTCCTTCAATCATCTTCGACTCCGTTTGAAGTAACAATATCATCAAATAGATTTTCGGATCCACCTTGCATAATATCACCGGCAGCAATCTGGTATTTACTTTGTACAAATTCTTGGAACTTTTTGGTTTTCAGAATTGGCATCCAAAAATCAGCAGTATCAGTTTCTTTGATACGATACTTCTTATCTTCTATGACGCCATCCTCGTCCACCTTTGAGTACCAACCATTAGATGGTTTAACAACAAATCCACCATCAAGTGATATATCAAGTAACCCACTCCAGCGGCTAATGCCACCATCATGCCGAACAGTAACAGGTATTTTAGATTTTTCACGGACATATCTCGATTTCTCCACATTAATAATAAAGTTATAACCAATAACCTCAGTACCTTCTTTTTCTTGCTGGCGGCCTATAACGAAAATATTATCGGCTGAATAATATGATCCCGTTCCACCACCAACAATGGCTTTAGGGAACATACCAATTTCCATGTAAGTATGATTTACTACAATCATTGGAATATCTTTAAGATTCAAATGTGGAGTTACCATACGAAATAATGATTTGACTGCCTTGGCTCTCGACATATCACCAACAGTTTTACCTTCTAACGCATCATTAACTTCTTTGATTGATGCCAGATTACCAATCGAATCGACTACAATAATTAAATGTTCACCACGCTCAACTTCATTGAGTTGTTGCATGATATCAATTTTCAGTTTTTCAATATCAGTAATAGGGGTATGTAACACACGATTAGTGTCAATACCAAAGGAATCAAAATAAGACTGCGGCGTTCCAAACTCCGAATCATAGAATAAAAGGGCTGCATCAGGATATTTGTCCAAGTAAGATTTGGCCATCAATAATGAAAATGCTGTCTTAAAATGTTTGGATGGACCTGCCCACATTGTAAGACCTGGTGTTAAACCCCCATCTAATTTACCGCTTAATGCCACATTGATAATGGGCACCGAGGTTGGAATCATGTCCTTCTGTGTAAAGAACTTTGATTTGGATAGAATAGCTGAATCTTTAATACTACTATTCTTTTTGATTTTATCTAATATACTCATTTATTTTCCTTTTCACGAAATGCTAATTCTGATTCATAATCATACTTAGGTTCTAATTTTTTAGTTGGGACAATACGCTCTTCATATCTACCTTGGCCTGTATGAGTAGTTTCTTTTACCAATTCAGGTTCTTCTTCAACCAAAGCAATATTTTCTTTTTCAATTTCAATTCTATCCTCATCCAATTTTCTGGCCTTGGCTTTCATACTTTCAAACCATTTATTAGTTTCTTCAACTTCTTCATCGGTCGGTCCTACCACTTCTTCCCTTTGTTTTAAAGAGATGTTTGCTGCTATCAATAATAACACAGCTAGCGGGTCAAATACAACCATTATTATCATGATTACCAGTTTTACTGCCTTATCTATACCATTATCGGCATCACCGTAAATCAACTCTGCGACATATTTGATTGGTCCAACATCGGCAGTTAATTTAACATCCTCCCTCAATAGAGGTAACTTTCTTTTGGATATATCAGATAATTCTTTTTGAGTGGTTTGGATTTGACGATCCAACTTATCACTTGCCGTGGATGGATCTTTTGCACGAGCAATTAGGTAATCCAATCTATCTCTGGTAATCTTTTCTTGTACTGTAAGTGTTTTTAATTCCACATTATTTGCATTGGAATTTAAGGTAGAATCGATGTGTGCTTTGGCGAGAAAACCAAAAATGCCCATTGAAGTAATGAGCATAATAATTAATACTGCGCAAGTCAGGTAAGTTCGTAAAAGAAAGGGGGCTATCTTCCAATTACGATATAACCATGAAGCCGTAACCAACTTACTAACTTCCAACACGGAACCCATTAATACGACAGGCCAAAATGCACCCACGAAAATGGCAGC